GTGTGGGCTCGACGATTTTTCCAAAAGCCAGAAACGACAAAGCCCTGAATAATCAGGGCTTTGTCGTATATAGATGGCGGAGGCGATGGGATTCGAACTCATGGACCTGTTACAGTCGACGGTTTTCAAGTCTGGAGATTAATCTATATATTTCAATGCCTTAAGCTATATTTGTTTCCGCTTGGCAGTATTCATTGATGCTTTGAAGGCCTTTGAAATCAAGGGGTGAAAGTTTATTTGCGGAAACGATTTGGCCGGTTTTTTTGATTCCAGTGAGTTCGGATAGCCCCTAAATATCAAAGATGCAACGAGACTTTTCGTTAACTCAAAATCATCTCGTCTGAGGGGGAATCTTGAGTTAAGACCTTTCAAGAAGGGCTGAAAATGACGACCAGAAGCGATCGGATGCTGAACAAGCAACGCATTTGGTAGATGACTGTGCATTTGCAGCAGGCTTTACGCAGGTGCCAGTTCTTCCCACGGCTGGCAGCCTATGCTTCACAGATTGCCAATGCCGTCGAACTCGGCTATCACTACCCAATTCTCATACTTAGATCGGAAACTTGCCTTGACCCAAACGCCACGACATTCCTCACAAAGTGACCGTATTGGCGGCGGCGGCGCTGCGACCAGCGCTGGCATTCGTTTCGAACAGCAGCTTGGCGCTCTGTTCTCGTCCTGGATTTTGGCAGGTGATCGGTTTGATGACAGCTTTCGTCTTGGCGCCGCGGCACCAGAGTGGATCCGCTTCGAGACTGAGGCGCCGGTTGACGACCTTCTGATCAAAACTAGTGACGGCGGCTACGTCGCTGTGCAGGCCAAGACAACGACGACCCTCAGTGAAGATCCAAACTCCCCGCTGGGTAAGACAATTGTTCAGTTTGTTCGCCATTGGTTTGTTGCACAGCAGGGCGATGGCTCGATGGAATGGAACCGGCCGCTCGATCCCTCGCGCGACCGGTTGGTGCTGGCTGTGAGTCCCCAAGCATCATCTCAAATCAGGAGCGATCTACCGAATGCACTTCGCCTCGTCTCACAACCGGGCGGTGGCTCGCTTAACCAAGCGCAGCAGCGGGCATATCAGGTATTTAGTAACTTAGTCGCACAAGCTTGGGCGAGTATCACCAAGACTCCTATCGATGATCAATTGCTGTCGGAGTTGGCGAAATTAGTGGTTGTCTTCACCTTCGATGGTGAGCGTGGCAGTGCGTTGGCAAGTGGATCTCTTGTCAAGGCATTTGGCACGGACTTGAATGCAGAAACCGCGTTCACAGCGCTGTCTGATCTTAGCGGTCGACTGATGCAAGAGCGCGGAGGTGGTGACCTTTCTATTTTGAGGCAATTACTTGTCCGCCGGGGCATCGTACTCAGTGCGTCTCCTAAGTATCGCGCCGACATCCAGACTCTTCAGCAGCATTCCAAGCAGATAGCCGAAGCACTTGGCAGCTATGAAAAGATCGAAGTAGTCAGTGGAGCACCGCTATCGGTGCGGCGTGACTGTCAAACCGCGGTTGAAATTGCAGTACAGAATGGCCCTCTGCTCATTATCGGCGAGCCGGGGGCAGGCAAGAGCGGGGTTCTTAACGCTCTTGCTCGCCAATTGAGCAATGACGGTTTTGATATCCTGCAACTTGCCGTCGACCGATATTCGATCGAAAGCCTTGAAGGTCTGTCTCGTGAGATAGGACTGCGGCACCCGCTGCTTGATGTACTGGAAGCCTGGGACGGACCGGGGCCCGCCTTTCTCATTGTTGATGCACTAGATGCAACGCGCGGCGGTCACGGTGAAGGGGTGTTCCGAGCACTCATTGAGCGAGTTTTAGAACGAAAGGGACGCTGGAGCGTTGTTGCGTCGATTCGTAATTTTGATCTGCGCATGGGGCAGCAATTGCGTGTGCTGTTCAAAGGTAAACCGCCAGAGGCCTCACTTGCTGACCCATCTTTCGCCGAGGTCCAGCACATTCAAGTGCCGCTATGGTCGGAAGCCGAATTTGACCAACTCTTGCACCAGTCGCCGGAACTGGCGAGATGTCTAGCAAAAACACCCTCGCGTTTGCGTGACTTGGCGATGGTGCCGTTCAACACTCGGCTGCTCAGCGAGCTAATTTTGGGGGGCTCGGTCAAGCATCTAGACGAAGTCGCTTCTCAAGCGGATTTGTTGCGCCTGTACTGGGATCACCGTGTAGAAGGTCACGGTTTGCCTGCAAGGAGTAGCCTTAGCCGAGTGGTCCAGCTTATGGTTCAAGCTCGAGCACTCCGCGCTCCAACACTCCAGGCAGCGGGCGATAACCCTGCCATGATCGACACTCTGTGTAAGGAAGGAGTGCTCGTAGTCGTTGATGCCGGACGGGGGGTTCAATTCCGACATCATCTGCTGTTCGACTACGCGGCAGCGCGGCTCGCCCTTGATCCGAGCACGATTGTTAACGGCGCCTATAGGTTCAGCAAGGCCGACGCTCTGGGGTTGATGCTTTCGCCAGCGCTTGGGTTCGTGTTGCGTGAAGTTTGGGAGTCCGAGACGAATCACGCACGATTTTGGATCGCAGTGGGCACCCTCATCAACGATGATGATGGAGATCCAATCATCCGTAGCACCGCCGGTCGATTGGGGGCAGAGTTTCCCGTTGCACCCCAAGATTGTCTATGGTTGGGTAACCTAGCCAAAGCGGGTGACAATACGGTATCGAAAACGCTGTCGCATATTGCCGGCGCTCTTGTCGTGCAGCTTGAGGACGAAAAGAAATTTGCGTTGGAGCCTTGGGCTTATCTAGCTGATTGTTTGGCAAGTGCCCCAACAAGCGTAGCGAGCAACCTTCGCTTTCTACTCCATATTCTCATCGAAAGAGTCACGGATGTTGCCTTAAAGCCGATGCTCGGTAAGGCTGCACGTGCACTATTAGCACACGGCCTTACCCTGCCGGAACCAGCATTTATTGTCAGGTCCGCGATTGGCTTCGTCATTGCCACCTATGGCTCCGATGTTGAGGCTTCGCGTGGGTTGTTAATCCAGCTGTTCGATCGCCATCGAATGAATCAGTTCGGGCATGAGGAGGTGCCGGCAGTCTGCTACAAGATTGCGGCGGTGGGAGACATCGATCCTGAGTTCGTCACTAACTACATCTATCGAATAGTGTTCGATTATGAAGTGAGGGAGGATCGCCAAACCCGAATTGGTCAAAGCCAAATCCTCTCCCTGACCTCCAATGCCCGGCAAGATTATGAAATGGCGCGTTGGTCGCTAGGCGAGTACTTGCCTAAGTTTTTACAGTCCCACCCACGAGCTGCGGTAAGGGCCGTCATGAATGCGGTTGAAGGCTACGTTGCGCGTGAACATAGCCCCACCGATGACGCCCTCGACCTAGAGTTTCTTGTCAGCGGACACTCAATCCGTCTGCGGGAAGACCGCAGCTATATTTGGGCCCACGATCCTGATAGCGAGTACGACCGAGACGCGAATAGCCTGGTATCGAAATTGCGCACTTACCTCAAAGGCGCCCCGGAGGCCGAAGCTCTCGCTCTGATCGATATCCTGATCCAGGAAGCTTCGTTCGCAATTGTGTGGTCTCGGATGTTCCTCTGTGCTGTCGAGCGCGGCGATGGCTTGGTAGACCAACTCTGGTCCATAGCGGTGACCGAACCCTTCCTTATCCTTCCAGACACACGCAAGGATGCAATTGATCTCGTTGCGAAGGGCATTGAGCGACGATCGATGCAAGAGCGGCAGGCTTTTGAACAGGCCGTGTTCGGGTTTGACTTCTCAAGTTTCAAACATCGAACGGAAGCGCGGCAAGCTTTTCTGGAGCGCGTTTTTTCTGCAATCGGTCGTGACAATTTAGTCACTCCTGAAGCCCTGCAAATCTTGGACGCGAAAACCCTAGACCAGACCACCACAAATGAGCGGCTTTTCGCCATACATTCAGGGTTTATTACGTCAGACGATTTTCACTGGATCAAAGACCTAAATAGGGAGGCACCAGAGAACTCCCGACTTATTGATGCCATTAACGTAGCGAAGAATGTTCTACGCAATGAACCGAACTCTGATATGGCAATGGCGTCTCTTACCGACATTCTTGCTGCATTGCAGGCCATACGAACGTTGCTATCAGAGAGTACGCCGCACATCGATCTACAGCTGAATGCAGAGGCGATAATTGGTCAAGGCTGCGAAGTCATCGTATCGCGAGAGTTGTTAATATCGAAAGAGGTCCCACCGACGCCGCAGCAGGATGCAACTTTTGCAGAGTTGTTGAATTTCGCATGTAGATCCGAGAGTCCAGAGCTTAATATAGAAACGGAGGCGCAGTTCGAAGAGTCCGCCTCTTGGGGCAGCCCTGCGGCGCGGATTGAAGCCGCGCAAGCCTATTGGGATCTGTTCATGCAACGCCCAGATCTCTATCCAGATCTAGCTCATCGCGCAGAGGAACTTCTATTTGATCGCCATCCCGCCGTCCGGCTAAACGCGGCTGTGCGTCTCGTCCGGATCTGGGATCTCGACCGTGATCGTTTCTGGCTTCTACTGAAAGAACTCTTCACTCATGAACAAAATTTGACGGTCATCGAGCATCTGGTCGGAGACATCGTTTCAAAACTGATTCACACGGATCAACCGCTTAGTCTAGAGCTGCTACTTGTGCTGTTGCAGCGTGAAAAGCCGGGATCAGACCGGGAGCGGCGGCTTTTCAAGGCTATCGCAAATAAGCTCACTGTCCTTTGGATCACCTACCAGGTAACAGAGGCAAAGGTCATTCTCGATCAATGGTTGTCTGTGCCCTGGAAACACGCCGACGAAGCTAAAGCAGTTTTGGCGACGCTTCGCGAGGCTATCGTTGCCGGTGTCGGTGACATTCCCGATAAGAACGCCGATCTCCGCCAGCGTTCTCAGGCGCTTGTCTACGACATAGTCAATGCTGCGAATGCTCAACTTGCCAAGTGGGTGAACACTCCTGACCTGAACGAGGTCGAGACCACCGAGGCGCGAGAGTGCGCGAGCCTGATTGACACAGCTGGTATGCAGATGTTTTTCGCGACCAGTGCGAAGAACAATCAACATGGGGGCGACATACCGCTCTCTCGTGTTGGGCTTGAAGTGTTTTTCCAAGAAAACGCTGATCTTCTAAAGCGAATTGGCGAGTATGCATCGCCACATACCACCTACTACATGCTGCAGCTTGTCGAGCGACTTATCGATGTGGACGCGAGTGCTGCCTTTGATTTAGCGGCCAGCACCCTGAAAGCCAGCCGTCGATCAGGCTACCAAAATGAATCTTTAGGAGTGGAGCTTCTAGTTCAGTTGGTCGGAGTATTCCTCGCCGACCACAAAGAGATCTTCGAGATCCCAACCCGACGAGCTGCGCTTGTTGATTGTTTAGAGGTCTTCTTGGAAGCCGGTTGGCCGGCGGCGCGACGCCTACTGTATCGCTTACCGGAACTGATCCAGTGAACCGGTTGACACTTCGAAACACTTTCAAGCGTGGCCTAGGGGATCTGTTGGATGCGATCGAGCGAGAGCTTGCGAGGCCACAGCGCGACCCATTCGCCGAGTTGGATCCGAGCCGCCGCCCCCACGAGCACGACACACGCATGCTTTTCGTGGATGAATTGCTCGGGCATCTTGGATGGCGACTAGGGGGTGGGGGCAATGTGCTTGAAGAGGCTCGTCTCCAATCTCTAACCACGAAGTTCATGGACTATGTCGGAGTAGTCGATATCATCCGCGAGCCCCTCTTGCTGGTCGAGGCAAAGGCTTGGGATAAGCCTGCAATCTCTGCTAGAGGGGAGGGTCAGTATGCTGACCAGGCCACCTTGCTCGTTGCTGCTATCCAACATATCCGCCAAGGAAAGGCCAAGGATATATCGCCAATCATTGGTGAGTGGGACGACTATTTACGTCAAGTCTGCGGCTATGTGCGAACGCTGAAGGAGCAATATGGCCACGACTTGCCCCGCGCTGTCATTATTAGTGGCGAGTGGATGGTAGTGTTCAGGACACCAGTTGAAACTTTCCTTCATGCGGCACGGCCGGATGACATTTCCATTTTTACCCGTGCCCAATTCAAGCTGCGTGCAGGGGAGATTTTTGAGCTTCTCCATCGCTCGGCTCTCACTGAAGACTCGCCTGTTCCCTTACGTCCAGCTCAGCTTCGACAATACCTCGAGTTCAGCGATGTATCAGGAGCATTTCAGGGACTGCATGTCCATTTTGAACGAACCGGCAGCTCGCTGTTCGTTCGTCGCCCGCGCATTCTGATCTATCCAGCTCTATTTGTTGCCCGGAAGGACGAGGCAATCTACACCGTGATAGACGACGACACACCTGTCGAACTTGATTACCGAAAGGAAAATGACGGCTTTGAAACGCTGGTGCCGCATCTTGAGCTAATTCATGCACGTAGTAGCGCGCTAATTGAAATTTGTGGGGCGGAGCTCGGCGGTGCACTTTCCCTAGCCGATCTACCGACGTTTCCTGGATTCCGCAACGGCGGGGTGGCGAAGTCACTGGTCGGCGAACTGCCGGAGGCAGACGAATGGTTAGTCGCTACCGGTAGAGCGACGCATTTTCTCCTCGCAGAGCCTCGTACCCAAGGATGCCGATTCCATAGTTGGGCTGCGTGCGGGGATGACGCCGCAATGGAGTCTGCCATCAGCGCCCGCACCGTCGACCCTCCGGCGTTCTTCGTGGATAACCAGCGTCATCACTGCGCGCATCAAGTTGTTCAAGACCGTCGTGAGGGGCGCTGTCTCATACAGCCCATCGACAGCCGGACCTGCTGTCAGGCCTGTGTATTTTTGGACCACTGCTGGACGGAGGACGAGCTAGCGGCATTGCCCTGTGGTCGTTGAAGAGAACGCCTCGTCGTTATATAAAAAGCGTCGTCGTCTTTGAGGGACAGCCATTTGCCGAGATGCGTTGGGTAAGGCGACCCTCAATCTTCAGTGAGTGGTAACAAATATATCAACGGATTGAATGTCTTATTGCATTCAACGAGTAGGTTTTACGATCTCGCCGACGCGCCGATAAACTGTTTCCGTTATGCGCTTATCGTTATGCCCGAGTAGTCTGCTGGCATGCCCAATATCGTCAATTTCACTTGCTGCCTTAGGTCGGATATCCCTGAATTGGAATCGTCGGATGTTCGAAGCGAGTTGCGCATCCTCTTCCTCTAGAGCCTTCGCGATAGCAGTATTTCGAGCATCATCAAATCGTAGACGCAGCATTGGAGCGGTTACATGACGACCGTCCTCCGTAACGATCAAGTATGGGTTTCGGACTGCGCGTGCCTTTCGCTGCGCGAGCAGCTTCTCCACAAGCTCACCCAAGCCATTAATAATCTCGCCCGCATCGAGACGTATCCGGAGTTTTTTTGAGGTCTTGCCCTGGGAAACCTGCAGAAAGCTTTCGGTGACGTCTGTAGCGCGCATGGACAGAACATCCGCAGGGCGTTGACCGGTGAGATAAGCCAAGTCCATGGCATCTTTGAGTTCTGGTACGGCAGCGCCGTAGACAGCATTCCATATCGTAGAGTCAGCGTAAAAATCACGTGGTGTCTCTTTGTTTTTGCGTACACCGGAGGCTGGGTTTTCCTTGTCGGTGATACCCCATTCTCTGGCGATGTTATAGATGTGTGAGAGCAGCGAGATCTCACGATTCGCCCGAACCTTGCCGGTCCGCTTATCGCGGTACTGGGCTATCACTTGCGGTGTCACAGCGTTGATCGGAGCGTCATTGAATGCTTTCCTAAGCTGTGTAAGTGAAAGTAAGTTGTCCTTCTGGGTTCTAAGTTTTTTGCCTGGAATGATCTCTGCCTCGTATCGGTCAAAAACTTTTCCAAGCAAGGTGTTCTTTTGCGGAATTGGTTTGCAATCGAGTTTCGCCCATTCCGCCTTTGCGACATCTAGGTCGGTACCAAGAGGGATTTCTTTCCTTTTACCTTGATCATCTCTCCCGTCGTAGTAATAGCCGACCCATTCAACTCCACTCTTCAACGACCTGACCCGCCTTATCATGCGAGGTGGTAGATCCCGATTTGATGCCTTTCGTGGTCGCATTTTCACCCCACGCGCGAAAGATCAAGTGACCAAGCTTCGGCCGCAATATTTTCAGATGAAGGCTTTACACCAGATAGTTTCATTCGAGCGTACACGCGGCCGACAACGGGGCGACGTGACCCCGTGAGTACATATTTCCAACCATTTCGATTGAGCCAGTCCTGTTGCAGTGAAGGTCGTTGATATCCGGTGATTGCTACGAGCTCGTCCTCGGCAAGAGTTTCGCTATGAATTTCCATATTGTTCCTTTTCTGCATTTCTTCTGCATGTTTGAAGGGGATCTGCTGGCGTTGCATGCTCTAGTCGGCTTTGGGCGCTGAAGTTGATCGTTGGATATTCACGCAGCCTCCACAGTGACTTGCTCTGCGGTGCCGAGTGGTTGTCCGACCTGGCTGTCCTCGAGTCCTGATTGCAGCTGTGCAGCCATGGCAAGCGCCTGCTCGCGCAGGGACCGAGCATCGCGCTCGAGCTTCTTGCCGGTACGGAAGGCGCTGAAGGTCTCGGCCGCGATCCGCAGCAGTTCGCCGATGGCGACCGGCGTCTGGTGCTCGGCCGGGCCGAAGAGCGGACCTGCTTCAAGTCGTTTGCAGTTTTGTGCCAGGCGCGTGTGATCGGCCCGGATGAACTGCAGGGAGGCCCGAAGCTCGCGGATGGTTTTGGCGCTTGCGGCGCGCTGGATGTCTTCACCCTCGCGCAGGCCGGTCTCCAGGCCATCGCTGCGGCCCATGATGTAACCGCCCCAGAGCGGCAGGGCGGCCAGAACTATCAGGGTGATCAGTGCACCGATTTGTATTGGGGTCATCATGTGGTGTGCTCCTAGGATTGTCGTTGGCTGGTGGTGACAGCCGTCAGTGGTGTGGGGGCCGTTTGGTGTTGGCCGTCCTGCTGTCGCTGCATATCTTCATCAGCCTTGTAGGCGCGGATGTCGATCAGCGAGGCAACATGGCGGATGTGCGCGTACTTCAGCGCCTTGCGGCTGGTGTCCAACGTGGTGATCGGAAGCTGGATCCGGCCGCTGTTGATCTCCGTCACGAACGACTGCTCGTTGAGATTGCGAAAGTACTGCTCGCGGACTTTTTCCAGCGGGATCAGGACGTCACCGAAGATTCGATAGAGCAGTTCGACGGTGGCCGATTCGGGCGCCGGATGCAGGCGAAGCGGATTCTGTGCAGCATTACTCATGGCCTTGTCGAGCCTCCTTGCGTTGTTGTCGTGCCGGGTGGTTCCAGGCGTTCAGGCAGTGGCGTCTGGTCAGCTCGCGCAGATGTTCGGGCACTTCGAGGAGCGCGGCGTTGCGCTCCTCGCGTGTGCGCATGGCAACGATCTGGCGGGCGTATTCCCTAGGCCACGTCACGGCGGTCTGCCGGTATGGCGGGTAGATCGATGTCCAGCTGGTCGGCCAGCCAGCGGATGCCGGCTTGCATGACTCGGGTCGACTGGCTGTACTGCATTCCGTATTTCTCGTCATACCAGTGACTGTCCTTGACCCGCAGGTACGCTTTGTCGCGCTTCGGGTCCGCCGGCAGGTTTCCCTTGAGCAAACCTTTTTCCCGCATGAGAGCGATCAGTTTGGGGCGAGTGAGGCCGAGTTGAGCGGCTGCTTGGGCGAGGGTGCGTTCCATAGCTTCCTCCTCATGCCGCGTGCGCAGCAGGAGTGGCCGCTGCAGCAAGGTGGTTGATGGACTCAATGAGCCTTGCGTAGATCTCGGCATCGGGGTCGTACAAGGTGAAGCAGCGCGTATGTGGACTCTTGTTGCCGATGCTCAAGATTGCGGTGACGCCGCGGCGCGTATGAGTGCGATGCAGAGCCACATGCAGGGGAAGTTCAAAACCCATGTCGAGGCTCAGCACGCCGCCGGTGTGCACCAGTTCGAACATGCGCTGCTTGTCCTGGACATCAAAACGGCCGTATTGACGATCGGCATGCGGGAGATGCGCTAGGTCGCTGGAGTTGCTCGCGTCGAACGGACCGTTGGCAATCTCTTCGATGAAGTCGGCCAGCTTGAGGTGCATCTTCTTGTCGTTCTGCAGGGTCAGCGTGTGGCGTTCGCTGCCCAGCTCCACGACAAAAGTGCTTTCCACTGTGCCGCGCTCAGCCTTGAGACGGAATGCCAAGCATTCACGCTTCGGTGCTGTGCGCAGGACATGGTTGAAGGTCTCGGTCAGGTTGACCTGGGCGTTGAGCAACTGCAGGGTGCGGTTGTCGATCTTGTACTTGATCATGCCGCGGGCCCTCCACCGTTTGGATCGATAGGAGAGGGCTGGCAGGACTTGGCGACAAGCTTGGGTTTGCTGTTATGAATGATGACCAGACAGCCCGTGGTGAGCTGCAATTGTTCGATCAGTTTGCGATTGCTGACGCATGCCGGATGGACATGCAAGGTTGCGGTGGTGCGCATAGGTATTGCCTCGCTCTGTGGTAAAGAGTGAGGCAAATATCAACCACTGGTTAAATTAAGTCAACAACCGCCAGGTGAAAATATGGTCTTGTGTGTTCACTCAGGAGTGAATGCACCCACGATTTTTCCGCAAATCTGCATTTCGTCAGTCATTTCAATGATGGGGTATTGCGGGTTGATAGGTTTCAAATAGTGCTTTCCTGCGTCCTTAACAAGAACTTTGAACGTGGCCTCATTGCTACTCGGCAGCGAAGCAATCACTCGATCGCCATTGTTCACCGCAAGATCGGGATCGACAAAGATAATGCAGCCCTCGGGATAACTGCGACCTGGACCGGTATTTGTCATTGAGTCTCCAACAACGCGAAGCGCGTACCCCGATCTACTGATATTTACTGGGCAGGGCACCCATTGTTCGGCATGTAGAAGTTCGACGGTGGGTGCTATTTCGCACCATGCGCCGGCTTGAACCCAAGAAATCAGCGGCACTTTGTTCATGCTTGAAGTCAGTGCGATAACGTTCTCGTCATGCGCTGCTTGCTGATTGCCTGTTTCATGAGGGAAAACTGGCATGACTCCATGCTCAAGCCATTCTCTCCGCACGCCCAGCCACGCGGATAGCGCAGTCAAACTATCGATTTCAGGAATAGCCGCTCCGTTGAGCCATTTGCTAACGGCTTGGGGTGTCTTAACGACTCCCTTGGAGCTGAGCTGTTTGATGATGTCAGCCCCTCGGCCACGCTGGCGTATGCCATTGGCGTCGAGTGCGGAATTGAGCCGCTCGGCAAACATAAGTCTTTCGGATTCTTTATCAATCATAGGTTGATAGTCACATAATGATTGCTAATCTGTCAGTTGAACATTATTATCAACCGACAGTTGAAAGGAGGCATTCATGCTAGACCCACAGAGTTTCCCTAATGCCATTGCCTTCGCCTTTGAGGCTGTTGGCGGTATTGGAGCAGCGGCACGTGCGTGTGGACGCAGTTATCAAGCACTCAATAAGTGGAGGCTAGCAGCTTCCTTACCTCGCACCGATTACACCGGTGAGACGGAGTACGCAAAGTTGCTTGCTGCAGCCGCACGAGAAAAAGGCAATCCATTCGACGCTGATTGGTTGCTTGGAAAATCGGTTCCGCAGAAAGCTGCATAGAAAAAAGGCGACCCAAGGGCCGCCCAGTTTCTCCCGACAGCATCACCACAATGCAGTCGGGTCGCGATGTAAGAGGGCGAGCACACCACATGCCGCCGACTTTCATCGCGTTTCCAAGGCTCGGAAGCCTTGGTGTTGCTGCCGTTCTTACCACAGAGCTGGCAGCTGTTGCGCCAGGGGGAACAACGGATTGTTCGCCTCGGCACGGTGCCGGTGTTGGTCTTAGGAACCTAGCCGGCGTTTGGGCCTCTCCAGACCACGCGGCAAATGTATCACCAACTTCTGTCGCGCGGCACTGGCAACTTTTAGGATTAATGCCATGAGCCGAATTGCTCTCAGTTCTCTGGAACGGGCGCAGCGGGAAATCCTGCCGCTCGATTTAGCGCTGTACCACGCCGCTCGCGATTACCCGGGCGGCGCTGCTGCCATCGCAGCTACTACCGGCCGCAACCCGACCACACTGCAGCACAAGCTGTCGCCAACCCACCCGAGCCACTCCATCAACATTCAGGAATTCGGCGAGATCCTCGAACTGACCAAGGATCGTCGCATTCTCGATGCGGTACATGCGCTGGTCGGCGACACGATCTGGCAGGAGCTGGCTGACACCTACACCAATGACATGCCCGAGACCTTGACCACGGGTATTGCCGAATACTTCCGGCAGGTGGCGGATCTTGCCGAGACCTGGGCCAAGAGCATCGGCGACGGCGTGGTGACTGATCAGGAACTTGCAGCGATTCGTCTGCAGGTGTTCCGTGGCATTCAAGGACTGCTGGGATTGTTCAACCGCGCCACCTACGTCAACCAGACGACGCGAGGTGCTGCCCGTGGCTGATATCGCCGACTTCGCCAACGATCTGGTGCAGGAACGCATCGATCAGGCCATGGCTGCGCGCAGCGCTGCCAAGGCAGAAAGCGCTGCTCATTCCTTGCTGTTCTGTGAAGCCTGTGACGATCCGATCCCGGAAGCACGCCGCCTGGCCCAGCCGGGCTGTTCGCAGTGCATCAGCTGCCAATCCCTCTCTGAGCGGGGGATTCAGCATGCTCGATGAAGTGTTGGGGCAATTCGCCGACTACGGTCTGGAGCCAGCGCAACCGCTGGTGTTCGGCAAGCTGACCCGCTGCAAGACATCGCAGGACAAGGGTAAGGAAAAGAACGGCTGGTACGTCGTTCACGAGCAGCGTACCGAGAAGGGCGACACGTTGATTTTTGGCGCCTTCGGCGACTGGCGTTCAGGCGAGACGCAGAAGATCAAGGTCAAGGCCGGTCGCTTGTCGCCGGAAGAGCGCGAAGTGATGCGTGCCCGTCAGGAAGAAGCCAAGCGCCGCGCCGCCGAAATCGCGAATAACGCTGCGCGGCGGGCCGCGAAAAGGGCGCAGGGATTGTTTGAGCGCATGCCCACCACCGGGCGCAGCGACTACCTGGATCGCAAACAGATTGTCGGTATCAAGGTCCGTTATGCGCCACGCACCGGTGCCGTACTGGTCCCGATGAGCAATGCCCGTGACCAGATCATGGGCCTGCAGGTGATCTTTCCGAACAAGCAGGAAGACACCGGCCGCGATAAGTCCTATTGGCCTTACGGCATGGCGAAGGAGGGCACCTTTCACTTGCTCGGTCCGCACCCGGAGCCGGGCGAACCGGTACTGGTGTGTGAGGGTTACGCCACCGGCGCCAGCCTGCACATGGCGACCTCGCTGGCAGTGGCCGTGGCCTTTGACGCGGGTAACCTGCTGGCCGTGTGCAAGGCCATGCGCGAGCGCTGTGCCGGCTGCCCGCTGATCATCTGCCGCGACGACGACTGGAAGACCACCAAGCCCAACGGCGATGCGTGGAACCCGGGCGAGGAGAAGGCCAGCAACGCGGCCCTGATCGTCGGAGCCCAGGTCGTTGCGCCGATCTTCTCGGTCGAGCGTCACGAGAAGTGGACCGACTTCAACGACTTGCACGTTGCCGAAGGTTTGGAGGCCGTGCGCCGTCAGGTGCTCGCCGTGGTCCGACCACCGGCAGCCGGTGGCTGGAAAGATCAGCTCGCCCGCAGTGAAAGCGGCGCCCTGATCGCGCACATGCAGAACGTCGAACTGATCCTGGCCCACGATGAGCGCTGGGCTGGGGTGATCAGCTACAGCGCCTTCAGCTCGAAGATCGTCAAGCTGCGTGCGGCGCCCTATGGCGGCGGTACCGGCGAGTGGGCCGACATCGACGACGTGCGGGTAATGAAGTGGCTTGCGCAGCAGTACAACCTGCGCGTGAAGTCCTCGCACGTGATCGAGGCCGTCAGCGTCGTGGCGCATGACCATGCGTTTCATCCGGTGCGCGAGTACCTGAAAAAGTTGGAATGGGATCGGGTGCCACGCCTAGAAACCTGGCTCACCGACGTGATGGGTGTGCCTGCCTGCGACTACACCGCGAAGGTCGGCAAGCGTTGGATGATCTCCGCAGTGGCGCGGGTGATGAAACCCGGCTGCAAGGCCGACTCAGTGATGATCCTCGAAGGTGCCCAAGGTGCCGGTAAGTCGACCGCGATGAGCGTGCTGGGCGGTGAGTGGTTTATGGACACGCCGTTTGCGCTCGGCGACAAGGACGGCTTTCAGGCGATCCGTGGCAAGTGGATTGTCGAGCTCGGCGAGCTGGACAGCTTCAACAAGGCTGAGAGCACCAAGGCCAAGCAGTTCTTCTCGGCCTCGACCGACACCTATCGCGAAAGCTATGGCCGCAGAACTATGGACGTGCCACGCCAGTGTGTGTTCGTCGGCACCACGAACCAAGACGAGTATCTCAAGGACGCCACCGGTAACCGCCGCTATTGGCCGGTGGCCTGTACCAAGGTCGACGTGGCGTTGCTGCGCGAGATCCGCGACCAGCTGTGGGCTGAAGCCGTGTTCTGTTATGAGGCGGGCGATCTCTGGTGGGTAACGCCGGACGAAGCGCCGATGTTCGCCGAAGCCCAGGACCAGCGTTTCGTTGTCGATGAATGGGAAGGGCCGATCCTGACCTGGCTGGAGGAATCGCAGATCGGCGAAACCGCCACCGGCAGTGAGGTAATGAGTCAGGCACTGAAGCTGGATCCCGGGCATTGGGGCAAACCGGAGCAGATGCGTGTCGGGGCGATCATGCATCGCCTCGGCTGGCGACGTTTCCGTTTGGGCGCCTTGAGCAAGAGCGGTCAGCGGCCATGGGCCTACAAGAAACCCGAGCATTGGGGCAGGGCGCCTGCGCTGCAAAAGGATGAGTTCGAGGAGCCGTGCTTCGATGATTAAGACAATCGATATGGCCCTCAAACAATGGGCGCAGGAGCTGCACAGCGACGTCGTTGTCGCCGGTTACTCGGGCGGCAACATGGTCGCCATGATGATGGAAAGCGGCGGTCAGCTCGTGCGCGGCAGGCGCGGGAGCAGGGTGCCGCTGGAAGCCTCACTGGACATCGAGCGCATCGTCAAGAAGCGCCTCGATCCCGAGTTGATGACGGTGGTGCAGGTGCATTACTTCCAGCCCGACGCGCCTCTTGCTGCACGCCTGGCGCGCAGTGGCTGCACACGCAACCTCTACTACCAGCGCCTGCATGACGCCCACATCGTGGTCGAGCACTTCCTCCTGGGGGAAGCGGCTTGATCGTGGGCATTACTCTGGCTCACGCCGTCCCACCGGCCTGCCTCCGTCCCACCGCTTTTTGCGGTGGTGGGACGGGCGCAGGCCGCGTCGTTGTTGGGCTGTCCCACCGTCCCACCTTTTTCATCCTCCCGCCCGTGTATGCGTAGCGGGCATCAATGCGCGTGTTCACGCGCACGCGTGTTTTTAAATATTCTCTCTTTACACGAGAAAGGAGAGTTAAAAGTAGGACGGTGGGGCAAAGCCCCAATCTGCGGGGCTTTCAGACGTCCCACCTTGTTTTGGGGAGGTGGGACGCATGGGACGCCACAACAGCAAAAGACAGCCGGGATAGATATTCACCGACATTCGCCAGCCGTTCACCGGGCGTAACCCACACATTCACCGGTTGGCATTAAAACGGTCTTGCTGCCACCAGAATCGACCTGTAAAAAGGGGCCATCTTCGATGGGTGCGACCGCAAAGCGCGGCAGGCCATCCACCATCTGACCCGGCCATTGCGCCGGGTCTTTTTGTTTAAGGGGCAGGGCAATGACGAACGAACAACAGGCGCTGGCAGAAATGCCTATCTGGTTGGTGATTGCCCTGTCATTGGTTGGCGGTGTTTCCGGCGAGATGTGGCGCGCTGACAAGGATGGGGCGCGAGGCTGGGCATTGGTGCGCCGCCTCGCACTTCGCTCCGGTGCCTGCATCGTCTGCGGCGTCTCAGCGATGATGTTGCTGTTCGGTGCGGGCCTGTCGATCTGGACAGCGGGCGCTCTGGGTTGCCTGACCGCGATGGCCGGCGCGGATGTCGCGATTGGCTTGTACGAGCGCTGGGTCGCCAAGCGCCTCGATCTGAGCGAGTCCGAGCCGAAGACATGAACAGGGCAGGCCGGGCGGGGTGCCGAATTTTACGAGTCCTCCCCGAGGGCCGCCCCCTACACGGGTTATCGAACTCGCGGAATCTCTCTAGCTGAAACCTTTGCAGGGATGTCCGTCTTTCCAAATGGAAGACGTCAGTCAGCACTGATACCGATCACGTATGTGTTGGTTGTAGTAGGCGCCTTTGGACACCGCGGCCATCAAGCCATTGTGTATGGCCGATGGGACGCCGCAGAAATCGTAAGAGTGACCCTGTTCAAAGCGGATCCTCATTCGTCTCGTTGCCGGATCGTAGCCAACGGCAGTCATCGCACTGGAACGCACGGCAATCATTTCCATGACTTATCTCCCTCTGATAGATCGTCAACAGATACTAGTCGAGCGAGGCGGATCTGCAGCCCGGGTCACCAAAAAGGCGCCGGGGACCCTGGGGACTTTCAAAGGACACGGGGTCGGAAACCCGCGGGAACGTGTTAGCGGACAGTTCACCAGCTTAGTGAACTGCGGTGAACAGGTGAACCCCCTAATTCACTAGGTAAACAGGACATTTCATCATGACGGTAATCAGCAAAACGGAGTTCGCAGCACTGCGTGGCTGGGCTAAATCGTATGTGTCCAAGTTGGCCAATCAAGACCGGTTGGTCCTGACTGACGATGGCAAGGTAGAGCTGGAAGCCACCGAAGCCTTGCTGGCCGAGACTGCCGACCCCAGCAAAACCGCCGTCGCCAACCGGCACGAACGGCTACGTCTGCAACGGGAAGCGCAAAACGCCGCCGAAGAACCTGCGGTGCCGCCAGTTGGGCAGGTGGTGGACTTTCAAAAGTCTCGTGCGTTACGCGAGCACTACCTGGCTCTGCAAGAGCAAGCCAACTTTCTCAAACAGCAAGGCACCTTGGTCGAGCGCGTCGCGGTGGAAACTGGCGCCTTCAACGCAGGTCGTCTGTTGCGGGATCAACTGCTGGGCATGCCCCCGCAACTGGCACCAGAACTTGCCGTCATGACCGACCCTTGGAAAATCGAAAAGCATTTGACTGCAGCTATCCGTCGCTCGCTGGAGGACGCAGAACGCTTGTCCTCGGCGGATCTTGAACACGCCCTGGCCACGAGTTAAGGCAATCCCTAAGGAAGTCCCTGATGGTGTGGTGGTGCTCAGGGAGAAATGTTTCGTATCGGCTGCGTCCTGAACCGGACGCCTAGGTCGATGAGCTGGCTTACGCGCGCCTGCGAATCCCGCCCGGCACCGCACCACACGGAAGCTGTCTATGAGCCCATTCGCTACCTTTCGTATTCGCGGAAACCATGACCGACTGTTTCAACAGAATCGACGCATAGCGGACTGTCGCAATCTAGAGATTGCGATTGAGATTGAGATCGAGGACAGCAGGGCGCTGAGTTGATCGCTGAGCAGAACATCGAAACGGCCCCCCCGGACCATTCACTCGTACCCAGCTCACTTGAGTTTGCGCGCCGGGTGCAATGTGATCCTGTAGTTTCTCGAAAGCCTGCGGGCGGCCGGTGTCAACCATGTGGGTTTGAATTTCCAGTACAGCGAACGCGATGCTGTGCAGGAGGTGGAGAATTGGTCGAGAAATTGCCGCGAGTCGAGAAAGCGAAGTCAGGCAAACGGCGGCCATCTGATACTGTTTTTTATGTTGAATCTGAGCCTTTTTTTGGTTAGTCAGTGCTCTATAGAGTGCGCGTCCGACGCACTAGCGGACAGTGATCGGCCGCCCACTTTTTCAGGCTCTCTGAAGACCGGACGACCTCGAGAGTCTTCAGGAATCACCGTGA